AAAGAAGAAGCGAAAGAGAAGTACGAGAAACAAGTTAAAAGGGATGCAGTTATTAAAGTGGGTCAGTTGTTTGAAAATATAAGGGAGTGTGGGAAATGATTAAAAAACTTAAAAATATGGATGGGTTCGACATCTTTATTGTTGGAATACTGTCATTATTCGGTATAACCGCATTGCTACTTGTTGTCGCATTGCCTATCTATACAGTGGCTAGTTACCAAAACAAAGAAGTACATCAAGGGACAATTACAGATAAATATAACAAGAGACAAGATAAAGAAGACAAGTTCTATATTGTGTTAGACAACAAGCAAGTCATCGAAAACTCTGACTTACTATTCAAAAAGAAATTTGATAGCGCAGACATACAAGCTAGGTTAAAAGTAGGCGACAAAGTAGAAGTTAAAACGATTGGTTATAGAATACACTTTTTAAATTTATATCCGGTCTTATACGAAGTAAAGAAGGTAGATAAATAATGATTAAACAAATATTAAGACTATTATTCTTACTAGCGATGTATGAGCTAGGTAAGTATGTAACTGAGAAAGTATATATTATGACGACGGCTAATGATGATGTAGAGGCGCCGAGTGACTTCGCAAAGTTGAGCGATCAGTCTGATTTGATGAGGGCGGAGGTGTCAGAGTAGATGATGTGGTTAGTCATAGCAATTATATTACTAGTCATCTTATTGTTTGGTATGATGTTGCAAGCTGAACAGTTAAAAGGCGATGTGAAAGTTAAAGAGCGGGAGATAGAGATATTAAGAAGTAGATTGAGACATTTTGAAGATTAAAAATATTTGTATGGAGGGTATTCATGACTAAAAAGAAATATGGATTAAAATTATCAACAGTTCGAAAGTTAGAAGATGAGTTGTGTGATTATCCTAATTATCATAAGCAACTCGAAGATTTAAGAAGTGAAATAATGACACCATGGATTCCAACAGATACAAATATAGGCGGGGAGTTTGTACCGTCTAATACATCGAAAACAGAAATGGCAGTAACTAATTATCTTTGTAGTATACGAAGAGGTAAAATCCTTGAGTTTAAGAGCGCTATTGAACGTATAATCAACACATCAAGTAGGAAAGAACGCGAATTCATTCAAGAGTATTATTTTAATAAAAAGGAATTAGTGAAAGTTTGTGATGACATACACATTTCTGATAGAACTGCTCATAGAATCAAAAGGAAAATCATATCTAGATTGGCGGAAGAGTTAGGGGAAGAGTGAAATTGGCAGTAAAGTGGCAGTTTTTGATACCTAAAATGAGATATTATGATAGTGTAGGATATTGACTATCTTACTGCGTTTCCCTTATCGCAATTAGGAATAAAGGATCTATGTGGGTTGGCTGATTATAGCCAATCCTTTTTTAATTTTAAAAAGCGTATAGCGCGAGAGTTGGTGGTAAATGAAATGAACGAAAAACAAAAGAGATTCGCAGATGAATATATAATGAATGGATGTAATGGTAAAAAAGCAGCAATTACAGCAGGTTATAGTAAGAAAACAGCAGAGTCTTTAGCAAGTCGATTGTTAAGAAATGTTAATGTTTCGGAATATATTAAAGAACGATTAGAACAGATACAAGAAGAGCGTTTAATGAGTATTACAGAAGCTTTAGCGTTATCTGCTTCTATTGCTAGAGGAGAACCTCAAGAGGCTTACAGTAAGAAATATGACCATTTAAACGATGAAGTGGAAAAAGAGGTTACTTACACAATCACACCAACTTTTGAAGAGCGTCAGAGATCTATTGACCACATACTAAAAGTACATGGTGCGTATATCGATAAAAAAGAAATTACTCAGAAGAATATTGAGATTAATATTGGTGAGTACGATGACGAAAGTTAAATTAAACTTTAACAAACCATCTAATGTTTTCAATAGAAACATATTCGAAATACTAACCAATTACGATAACTTCACTGAAGTACATTACGGTGGAGGTTCGAGCGGTAAGTCTCACGGCGTTATACAAAAAGTTGTACTTAAAGCATTGCAAGACTGGAAATATCCTAGGCGTATACTATGGCTTAGAAAAGTCCAATCAACAATTAAAGATAGTTTATTCGAAGATGTCAAAGATTGTTTGATAAACTTCGGTATTTGGGACATGTGCCTTTGGAATAAGACTGATAACAAAGTTGAATTGCCAAACGGCGCAGTTTTTTTGTTTAAAGGATTAGATAACCCAGAGAAAATAAAGTCGATAAAAGGCATATCAGACATAGTCATGGAAGAAGCGTCTGAATTCACACTAAATGATTACACGCAATTAACGTTGCGTTTGAGGGAGCGTAAACACGTGAATAAGCAAATATTTTTGATGTTTAACCCAGTATCTAAACTGAATTGGGTTTATAAGTATTTCTTTGAACATGGTGAACCAATGGAAAATGTCATGATTAGACAATCTAGTTATCGAGATAATAAGTTTCTTGATGAAATGACACGACAAAACTTAGAGTTGTTAGCAAATCGTAATCCAGCATATTACAAAATTTATGCGTTAGGTGAATTTGCTACACTAGACAAATTGGTTTTCCCTAAGTATGAAAAACGTTTAATAAATAAAGATGAGTTAAGACATTTACCTTCTTATTTTGGATTGGACTTTGGCTACGTTAATGATCCTAGTGCTTTTATACATTCTAAAATAGATGTAAAGAAAAAGAAGTTATACATCATTGAAGAGTATGTTAAACAAGGTATGCTGAATGATGAAATAGCTAATGTCATAAAGCAACTTGGTTATGCCAAAGAAGAAATTACAGCAGATAGTGCAGAACAAAAAAGTATAGCTGAATTAAGGAATCTAGGGCTTAAAAGGATTTTACCAACCAAAAAAGGGAAGGGTTCGGTTGTACAAGGGTTACAATTCTTAATGCAATTTGAAATCATTGTTGATGAACGTTGTTTCAAGACTATTGAAGAGTTTGACAACTACACATGGCAAAAGGACAAAGATACAGGTGAATATACTAATGAACCAGTAGATACATACAATCATTGTATCGATTCGTTGCGTTATTCAGTGGAACGATTCTACAGACCGGTTAGAAAACGCACAAATGTCGGTTCGAAAGTTGACACAATAAAATCTCTAGGATTATAGGAGGGAACAAATGTTAAAAGTAAACGAATTTGAAACAGATACAGATCTACAGGGAAACATAAATTACTTATTTAATGATGAAGCCAATGTTGTTTACACATATGACGGGACGGAATCCGATTTATTACAAAACGTTAATGAAGTAAGTAAATACATTGAACATCACATGGATTACCAACGACCTAGATTGAAAGTGTTAAGTGATTATTACGAAGGTAAAACTAAGAACTTAGTTGAGTTAACACGACGCAAAGAAGAGTACATGGCAGATAACCGTGTAGCGCATGATTACGCATCTTATATTAGCGATTTTATCAACGGCTATTTCTTGGGTAATCCAATTCAATATCAAGATGATGACAAAGATGTATTAGAAGCTATTGAGGCGTTCAATGATTTAAATGATGTTGAGTCACACAATAGATCTTTAGGATTAGATTTGTCAATTTATGGCAAAGCTTATGAGTTGATGATTAGAAATCAAGATGATGAAACTCGTTTATACAAGAGTGATGCGATGAGCACTTTTGTCATATACGACAATACAATTGAACGTAATAGTATCGCAGGCGTTAGATATTTAAGAACTAAACCAATAGACAAGACTGACGAAGATGAAGTGTTTACAGTTGATTTATTTACTTCTAACGGTGTTTATAGATATCTTACCAGTAGAACAAATGGATTGAAGCTCACACCACGTGAAAACGGTTTTGAATCACACTCTTTCGAACGTATGCCTATTACAGAATTTAGCAACAACGAAAGAAGAAAAGGGGATTATGAGAAAGTAATCACTTTAATTGATTTGTATGATAATGCTGAATCAGATACTGCTAACTATATGAGTGATTTAAATGACGCTATGTTACTTATTAAAGGTAATTTAAATTTAGATCCCGTAGAAGTTAGAAAACAAAAGGAAGCTAACGTGTTGTTTTTAGAACCGACTGTTTATGCTGATAGCGAAGGTAGAGAAACAGAAGGTTCAGTTGACGGTGGTTATATTTATAAGCAATACGATGTACAAGGTACCGAAGCTTATAAAGACCGTTTGAACAGTGATATACACATGTTTACCAACACGCCTAACATGAAAGATGATAACTTTAGTGGCACTCAATCGGGCGAGGCAATGAAATATAAATTGTTCGGATTAGAACAACGTACTAAAACTAAAGAAGGATTGTTTACTAAAGGGTTAAGACGTCGTGCTAAGTTGTTAGAGACAATACTTAAAAATACACGGTCGATTGACGCTAACAAAGATTTCAATACTGTTAGATACGTATACAACAGAAACTTACCTAAATCATTGATTGAAGAATTAAAAGCTTATATTGATTCTGGCGGGAAGATTAGCCAAACAACTTTAATGTCTCTATTCTCGTTCTTCCAAGACCCTGAATTAGAAGTCAAGAAAATAGAAGAAGATGAGAAAGAATCTATTAAAAAAGCTCAAAAAGGCATTTATAAAGACCCTAGAGACATCAATGATGACGAACAAGATGATGATACAAAAGATACTGTTGATAAAAAGGAATGATTGTAATTGCCTAACAAAAACACTCAAGAATATTGGGAAGAACGCGGACGCAAAGCAATCGAGAATGAGTTGAAGCGTGATAAAACTAAAGCTGAAGAAATAGAACGTATATTGAATATGATGATTAAGCGCATTGAAAAAGAGATCAATGCGTTTATTGTTAAGTACGGAGATTTTGCAGGCGTTACATTACAAGAAGCACAAAAGATTATTGATGAGTTCGATGTAAAAGCGTTTCAAGAAGAAGCAAAAAGATTGGTCGAAAACAAGGACTTTAGCGATAGAGCAAATGAAGAATTAAAGAAGTATAACACTAAGATGTATGTATCTAGAGAACAGATGTTAAAGATTCAAATAGAATTCTTAATTGCTTATGCAACAGCTCAAACAGAATTATCGATGAGGGAATATTTCGAATCAACAGCTTATCGTGTGTTCAGTGATCAAGCGGGTATTTTAGGTGAAGGTGTACAAGTAGCTAAAGAAGTTATAGATACAATCGTTGATACACAATTTCATGGTGTCGTTTGGTCAGAGCGATTATGGACTAATACTGAAGCGATGAAACAAGAAGTAGAAGAAATAATTGCTAATGTGGTTATTAGAGGTCGACATCCTAATGAATATGTTAAAGATATGCGCAAGCACCTAAACAAATTCGAAGGCACAGCAAGACAAAAGACTGCAGCAATTAAATCATTGCTTTATACGGAATCGGCACGTGTTCACGCACAATCAAGTATTGACAGCATGAAAGAAATTTCACCGGAAGGATATTATATGTATATTGCAAAAATTGATAGTAGAACAACTAAAGTATGCAAGGGGCTTAATGGAGAAATATTCAAAGTTAAAGACGCTAAAATTGGTGTTAATTTCTACCCTATGCATATCAATTGTCGTTCAGATTGTGCATTACTACCTAAATCTATGTGGCCGAAAAAACCAAACAAGAAACGAAAAACAAAATACTTCGGAGGAAAAGTGAAAAGCGATGATTGATTTAAAAGTAAAAGTTTTTAAAGGCAAGTTAGCATTGTATGATAGTAAATTAAGTGTTTGGAGGATATTGGTATGAGCAATACTGACAAATACTTTAGAGACATAGCAAGAGAGTTAAAAGGTATACGTAAAGAGTTACAAAAGCGAAACGAAACAGTTATTATTGATGCAAACTTAGACAGCGTAAGGTCGGCAGTATTAGCCAATAAAGAAAAACCGAAATATAACGAACCACTCTTTTAATAGCTAGCACTTAATTGTGTTGGCTATTTTTTATGTCCAAAACGTGCTGATGACATAAAAAGCACGCATGGAAAAACAGTCGACAGACTATAAATGGAGGTATATCTCATGGAAGAAAATAAACTTAAGTTTAATTTGCAATTTTTTGCAGACCAATCAGATGATCCGGACGAACCAGGCGGAGATGGTAAAAAAGGAAATCCTGATAAGAAAGAATATGACGAAGGTACTGAAATAACTTTCACGCCAGAGCAACAAAAGAAAGTTGATGAAATACTTGAACGTCGTGTAGCCCACGAAAAGAAAAAAGCTGATGAGTATGCAAAAGAAAAAGCAGAAGAAGCCGCTAAAGAAGCTGCTAAATTAGCGAAAATGAACAAGGATCAAAAAGATGAATATGAACGCAAACAATTGGAAAAAGAGCTGGAGCAATTACGCTCAGAAAAACAATTAAATGAAATGCGTTCAGAAGCAAGGAAAATGTTAAGCGAAGCAGAAGTTGATTCATCAGACGAGGTTGTTAATTTAGTTGTAACAGATACTGCTGAACAAACTAAATTGAATGTTGAAGCTTTTTCTAATGCAGTAAAAAAAGCGGTTAATGAAGCGGTTAAGGTTAACGCTAGACAATCGCCATTAACTGGTGGAGATTCATTTAATCACTCATCTAAAAACAAACAACAAAACTTAGCTGAAATAGCTAGACAAAAAAGAATTATTAAAAATTAACGGAGGCATTTAAATGGAACAAACACAAAAATTAAAATTAAATTTGCAACATTTTGCGAGTAACAATGTTAAACTGCAAGTATTTAACCCTGATAATGTAATGATGCACGAAAAGAAAGATGGCACGTTGATGAATGAATTCACAACGCCCATCTTACAAGAGGTTATGGAAAACTCTAAAATTATGCAATTAGGTAAGTACGAACCAATGGAAGGTACTGAGAAGAAGTTTACTTTTTGGGCTGATAAACCAGGTGCTTACTGGGTAGGTGAAGGTCAAAAAATTGAAACGTCTAAGGCTACTTGGGTTAATGCTACAATGAGAGCGTTTAAATTAGGGGTTATCTTACCTGTAACAAAAGAATTCTTGAATTACACTTATTCACAATTCTTTGAAGAGATGAAACCTATGATTGCTGAAGCTTTCTATAAAAAGTTTGATGAAGCGGGTATTTTGAATCAAGGTAACAATCCATTCGGTAAATCAATTGCGCAATCAATTGAAAAAACTAATAAGGTTATTAAAGGTGACTTCACACAAGATAACATTATTGATTTAGAGGCATTACTTGAAGATGACGAATTAGAAGCAAATGCGTTTATTTCAAAAACACAAAACAGAAGCTTGTTACGTAAAATTGTAGATCCTGAAACTAAGGAACGTATTTATGACCGTAACAGTGATACGTTAGATGGTCTACCTGTGGTTAACCTTAAATCAAGCAATTTAAAACGCGGTGAATTAATTACTGGTGACTTTGATAAGTTGATTTACGGTATCCCTCAATTAATTGAATACAAAATCGATGAAACTGCACAATTATCTACAGTTAAAAACGAAGATGGCACACCTGTAAACTTATTCGAACAAGACATGGTGGCATTACGTGCAACTATGCATGTAGCGTTACACATCGCTGACGATAAAGCATTCGCTAAATTAGTGCCTGCTGACAAAAAAACAGATTCAGCACCAGGAGAAGTTTAATAAATAATTAGGAGTGGTAACATGCCCGAAATCATTGGAATTGTTAAAGTAGATTTTACAGATTTAGAAGATAACAGACATGTCTATATGAAAGGGCATGTCTACCCTCGCAAAGGTTATGATCCTACAGATGAACGTATAAAATCTTTAGCCAGCGTTGAAAATAAACGCAATGAGCAAATGATTTACGTTGTTGATGATAAGTTAACAAAAAAGGAACTTATTGAAATAGCAAGTGTTGCTGGCTTACAAGTTGATGAAAAACAAACAAAAGCTGAAATTATCAATGCTTTTGAGTCACTAGAGTAGGTGGTTATATGACTACGCTAGCTGATGTAAAAAAACGTATTGGTCTTAAAGATGAAAAGCAAGATGAACAATTAGAAGAAATCATAAAAAGTTGTGAAAGCCAGTTGTTATCAATGTTACCTATTGAAGTTGAACAAATACCGGAAAGGTTTAGTTACATGATTAAAGAAGTTGCAGTTAAACGCTACAACAGGATTGGTGCTGAAGGTATGACATCAGAAGCGGTTGACGGACGTAGCAATGCGTATGAATTGAACGATTTCAAGGAGTATGAAGCTATTATTGATAATTACTTTAATGCTAGAACGAGAACTAAAAAAGGAAAGGCTGTGTTCTTTTGAGATATGAAGATAGAGCCGTCTTTCAATCAGAACAAGCAGCAACTTACAATCCTAAAACTAGCAAAAAAGAAAACACTCTAATCACTTATGATGCGATACCATGCAATATTAATCCTATTTCTAGAGCAAGAAAGCAACTTGAATTCGGCGATGTAAAAAACGATGTAAGTGTCCTGAGGATAAAAGAATCAATATCTTACCCTGTTAGCCACGTGTTAATTAATGGTATTCGCTACAAGATAATTGATACAAAGACATACAGACACGAAACGTCATATTATATCGAAGAGGTCAATTGATGAATATAGACGGATTAGACGCACTGTTAAACCAATTTCACGATATGAAAAACAACATCGATGATGATGTAGATGATACTTTACAAGAAAAAGCCAAAGAATATGTAGTACGAGCTAAATTGAAAGCTAGAGAAGTAATGAATAAGGGTTATTGGACTGGTAATTTATCACGCAATATCAGATATAAAAAAACTGGCGATTTGCAATACACTATCACATCGCATGCAGCTTATAGTGGTTTCTTAGAGTTTGGTACTCGATACATGGAGGCAGAACCTTTTATGTGGCCAGTATATGAGGTAATAAGAAAATCAACTGTAGAAGAATTGAAAGCGTTGTTTGAATAGGAGATAAAAGCATGACACCGAACTTACAACTTTATAATAAAGCGTATGAAACGCTACAAGGATATGGATTCCCTGTTATTTCTCGTAAAGAGATGCAACAAGAGATTCCGTATCCTTTTTTTGTAATAAAAATGCCGGAGTCAAACAGAAGTAAATACACGTTTGATAGTTATTCTGGTGACACGAATTTAGTTATTGATATTTGGAGTGTAAGTGATGATTTAGGACATCATGACGGACTTGTTAAAAGATGTATTGATGATTTAACACCTAGCGTTAAAACAAACGATTATGACTTTGAAGAAGAAGATACTAATATCACACAGTTAGTTGATGATACTACCAATCAAGAATTGCTACACACATCAGTAACGATATCTTACAAAACATTTTAAAAAACGGAGGAATATTGAATGGCAAATATGAAAAATAGTAATGATCGTATTATTTTATTTAGAAAAGCTGGCGAAAAAGTAGATGCTACTAAAATGCTTTTTTTAACTGAATACGGCTTATCACATGAAGCTGATACAGATACAGAGGATACAATGGACGGTTCTTATAACACTGGTGGTTCTGTTGAGTCAACAATGTCTGGTACTGCTAAAATGTTTTATGGTGACGATTTTGCAGATGAAATTGAAGATGCAGTTGTAGATCGCGTATTGTATGAAGCTTGGGAAGTTGAAAGTAGAATACCAGGCAAAAATGGGGATTCCGCTAAATTTAAAGCGAAATATTTCCAAGGTTTCCACAATAAATTTGAATTAAAAGCAGAAGCTAACGGTATTGATGAATATGAATATGAATATGGAGTGAATGGTCGTTTCCAACGTGGATTTGCAACACTACCTGAGGCTGTAACAAAGAAACTTAAGGCGACTGGATACAGATTCCACGACACTACAAAAGCAGATGCATTAACTGGCGAAGATTTAACAGCAATTCCACAACCTAAAGTAGATTCACCACCGGTTGCACCAAGAGAGGTATAAAAATAGGGCGTTAAGCCCTTTTTATTTTGTTTAAATTAATTATGAATGGAGATTTTAAGTTATGAATGTAGAAATTAACGGAAAGTCATTAGAATTAAGTTTTGGTTTTAAATTTTTAAGAGAAATCGATAACCGATTAGGTTTAAAAGTTGAACAAGCTTCTATCGGTCAAGGTGTATCAATGTTGCCTGTAGGTTTAGAAAGTGGAAATCCGGTTGTGATTGGCGAAGTTTTAATCGCAGCTACATCTCACTTAAAAAAACAAGCAATTACTATTAATAACATTGATGAAGCATTAGATGAAATCGCAGAAAATATCGGACTAGAAGAATTCGGTTCGGATATTTTAACGGAGTTGGGAAAGCGACCTATGACCCGAAACCTAGTCGAAGTAGTGGAAACGGAAGAAAAACCAGCGGAAGCCTAATAACTTACGACAGAATCGTTATAACTTGTATGTCAACACTTGGTATTACAGATTTGAACGTTATTGAGCAAATGACATTAACAGAATATAACTATCGAATGTATGCGAAAGAGTATGAAATGCTAACCCAAGAATTCGAACGTTACAAACTTGCGTTTGCTATTCGTGATGCTGCAGCTACTAAAAATGTTGGGACAGAAAATAAACCTAAAGAGGAATATGTTTTTAACAATGCAAACGACGTATTGCCTTATGAAGAAAATATCCAACGGCTTAACGAAGGTAAAGATATAAGATTTAGTAGCGAACGTGATGAATACGAACCACAAAATAATGAATTCTTTAAAGTTATAGCAGAATTTAATAAGCAATAGAAAGAGAGGTGTTAATGTGACGGAATATAAAATTAAAGCGACTATTGAAGCTAGTGTAGCCAAATTCAAAAGGCAAATTGATAGTGCGGTTAAGTCTGTGCAAAGATTTAAACGAGTAGCAGATCAAACTAAAGATGTTGAATTAAACGCTAACGATAAAAAATTACAAAAAACTATCAAAGTTGCTAAAAAGTCTTTAGATGCCTTTAGTAACAAAAATGTAAAAGCTAAATTAGATGCTAGTATACAAGATTTACAACAAAAGGTACTAGAATCGAATTTTGAACTAGACAAACTAAACTCTAAAGAAGTTACACCAGAAGTTAAGTTGCAAAAACAAAAGTTGATTAAAGATATCGCTGAAACAGAAGCTAAATTATCAGAATTAGAAAAGAAACGTGTCAATATTGACGTCAATGCAGATAACAGTAAATTCAATCGAGTGTTAAAAGTATCTAAAGCTAGTCTCGAAGCATTAAATAGGTCTAAAGCCAAAGCTATTATAGACGTGGACAATGGTGTTGCTAACTCTAAAATCAAACGTACTAAAGAAGAACTTAAAAGTATTCCGAACAAAACTAGATCTCGACTTGATGTAGATACAGGGCTTTCTATACCAACAATTTATGCGTTTAAAAAATCGTTAGACGCATTGCCAAACAAAAAAACAACAAAGGTAGATGTCGATACTAATGGTTTAAAGAAAGCTTATGCCTACATAATAAAAGCAAACGACAATTTCCAAAGACAGATGGGGAATTTAGCTAATATGTTCCGTGTGTTCGGTACTGTAGGTTCTAATATGGTTGGTGGATTACTAACTTCATCTTTTAGTATCTTAATACCTGTAATAGCGAGCGTAGTACCTGTAGTATTTGCGCTATTAAACGCTATCAAAGTGTTAACTGGCGGTGTACTTGCTTTAGGTGGTGCGGTAGCAATAGCCGGCGCTGGCTTTGTAGCATTTGGCGCAATGGCTATCAGCGCTATAAAGATGCTTAATGATGGCACTTTACAAGCTAGCTCAGCAACAAACGAATACAAAAAAGCGTTAGATGGCGTAAAGTCAGCATGGACTGATATTATAAAGCAAAATCAATCCGCTATCTTCACAACTCTTGCAAATGGTTTAAATACTGTTAAAACTGCAATGCAGAGCTTACAACCATTTTTTAGTGGTATTTCAAGAGGAATGGAAGAAGCGTCTCAAAGCGTGCTTAAATGGGCTGAAAATAGCAGTGTAGCATCAAGGTTCTTCAACATGATGAATACAACTGGTGTTTCGGTATTTAACAAGCTATTAAGTGCTGCAGGCGGTTTCGGTGATGGATTAGTCAATGTATTCACACAATTAGCACCACTGTTTCAATGGTCGGCTGATTGGTTGGATAGATTAGGTCAATCTTTCTCTAACTGGGCTAATAGTGCAGCTGGAGAAAATTCGATAACTCGTTTTATTGAATACACAAAAACAAACTTACCTATCATTGGTAATATTTTTAAAAATGTTTTCGTTGGAATTAACAATTTGATGAATGCATTCAGTGGATCATCAACTGGCATATTCCAATCTCTTGAACAAATGACGGCTAAGTTTAGAGAATGGTCTGAACAAGTCGGTCAATCTCAAGGTTTTAAAGACTTTGTCAGTTATATACAAACAAATGGACCACTAATAATGCAATTAATTGGGAACATTGCAAGAGGATTAGTTGCATTCGCAACAGCGATGGCTCCTATAGCTAGTGCAGTATTACGCGTTGCAGTAGCAATAACTGGTTGGATAGCTAACTTGTTTGAGGCGCATCCAGCTACAGCACAATTAGTTGGTGTCATTATAACTTTAGTTGGTGCATTTAGATTTTTAATTGCTCCAATATTAGCGGTAATGGACTTTTTAGGACCATTAGCAGCAAGATTAGTTGCATTAGTAACTAAGTTTGGTTGGGCTAAAACAGGAACTTTAGTATTAAGTAAGGCAATGACATCATTAAAAGGTCCAATAAAATTAGTTACAGCTATATTCCAATTGTTATTCGGTAAGATTGGATTAATTAGAAATGCTATCACAGGACTAGTAACTGTGTTTGGTATTTTAGGTGGTCCAATAACAATAGTTATTGGTGTAATCGCTGCATTAATAGCTATATTCGTTTTATTGTGGAATAAAAATGAAGGATTCAGAAACTTTATTATAAATGCTTGGAATGCGATAAAAACATTTATGGTTACAGTTTGGAATGTGTTGAAAACTGTAGCTTCGGTTGTATGGAATGCTATTTTAAAAGCTATCACTACAGCGGTATCAAATGTATACAATTTTATAATGATTATTTGGAATCAAATAGTCGCTTATTTACAAGGGTTATGGAATGGAATTATCGCTATTGCAACAACAGTATGGAACCTTTTAGTTACAATCATTACAACTGTTTTCACGACGATAATGACAATAGTTATGACGATATGGACAGCTATTTGGACATTCTTAAGTACAATCTGGAACACGATAATTACAATCGCTACTACGATTTGGAATTTGTTAGTCACTGTAATAACTACTGTGTTTACAACAATCATGACTATCGCAATGACTATTTGGAACGCTATTTGGACGTTCTTACAAACGTTGTGGAACACAATAGTGAGTGTAGCAACGGCAGTTTGGAACGCTATCACTACAGCTATATCTACTGCGTTACAAGCGGCATGGAGTTTTATTTCAAATATCTGGAATACAATTTGGAGTTTCTTATCTGGTATTTTAACAACTATTTGGAACAAAGTAGTAAGTATATTCACACAAGTTGTATCAACTATATCAGACAAAATGTCTCAAGCTTGGAACTTCATTGTCACTAAAGGTATGCAATGGGTATCTACTATAACAAGTACGCTAATTAACTTTGTTAATAGAGTTATTCAAGGATTCGTTAACGTTGTAAATAAAGTTAGTGAAGGTATGACAAATGCGGTGAATAAAGTTAAAAGCTTTGTGGATGACTTTGTATCGGCAGGTGCTGATATGATTCGTGGTTTGATGAGAGGTATTGGTAATATGGCTAGAGACTTAGCTGAAAAAGCAGCTAGTGTAGCAAAAGGTGCTTTAAATGCAGCCAAAAGAGCGCTAGGTATTCACTCGCCTTCACGTGAATTCATGGATGTTGGTATGTATTCAATGCTAGGTTTCGTTAAAGGTATAGATAATCATTCAAGTAAAGTTATTCGTAACGTTTCTAATGTTGCTGATAAAGTAGTTGATGCATTTCAACCTACGTTAAATGCACCTGACATTTCTAGTATTACTGGTAACTTAAGCAATCTTGTTGGCAATATCAACGCACAAGTCCAACACACACATTCAATTGAAACATCGCCAAACATGAAAACTGTAAAAGTTGAACTTGATATTAATAACGACGCACTTACTAGTATTGTTAACGGCAGAAATGCTAAACGCAATTCTGAGTATTACTTATAAAGGAGGTTACAAATGGACATAGAATTAACTAAAAAAGATGGCACTGTAATCAGGTTAAGTGAATACGGGTTTATCGTTAACGATATAGTAATTGATAGCATGCAAATCAACACAAAGTATCAAGATAAAGAAAACATGAACGGTCGCATACTAATGGGGAGCAATTATATCAGTAGAGATATAGTTGTTCCGTGTTTTTGTAAAGTAAAAAATCGTTCAGACATTGCTTATATGCGAGATATGTTGTATTCGTTAACGACAGACATAGAACCAATGTATTTACGAGAAATCAGAAGAAAAGAAGAGTTGAATTACAGGTTTACACAACCTACTTCTGATGATTACGTGAAATTAGATAAAAACAACTTCCCGGATTATGAATATTCAAGACACGATCAACAAATTTATGTAAATGGTAAGCAGTATAAAGTTATTTTTAACGGAGTTATAAACCCTAAACAAAAAGGTAATAAAGTTTCTTTTGAACTAAAATTCGAAACTACAGAACTACCATACGGCGAAAGTATTGGCACAAGCCTAGAGCTAGAAGAAAACAAAAAGGTTGGATTGTGGTCGTTTGATTTTAATATCGATTGGCATGCAGGCGGAGATAAGCGCCAGTATACGTTTGAAAACGTAAGTAAAGATACAGTTTACTATCATGGTACTGCACCGAATGACCAATTCAACATGTATAAAAAGATAACAATTATTTTAGGCGAAGATACAGAATCATTTGTATGGAACTTAACGCATGCTGAAATAATGAAAATCGAAGGAATCAAACTAAAAGCTGGAGACAAAATTGTTTATGATAGCTTCCGAGTTTATAAAAACGGTGTTGAAATAAGTACCGAAACGAATATAGCTCAACCAAAATTTAAATACGGAGCTAATAAATTTGAGTTTAATCAAACGGTACAAAAAGTTCAGTTTGATTTGAAATTTTATTATAAGTAGGTGTCAGAATGACAATAACTATTAAACCACCTAAAGGTAATGGCGTACCTGTACCAGTAGAAACAACTTTAGTGAAAAAAGTTAATGCTGACGGTGTATTAACTTTTGATATTCTCGAAAACAAATACACTTATGAAGTTATTAACGCTATAGGGAAAAGATGGATTGTTAGTCATGTCGAAGGTGAAAATGACAAGAAAGAATATGTAATAACTGTCATTGATAGGAAATCAGAAGGCGACAGACAACTGGTTGAATGTACTGCTAGAGAGATTCCCATAGACAAGTTAATGATTGACAGGATTTATGTTAATGTAACAGGTTCTTTTACAGTAGAAAGGTATTTTAACATTGTATTTCAAGGTACTGGAATGCTTTTTGAAGTCGAGGGCAAAGTTAAGTCTTCAAAGTTTGAAAACGGCGGTGAAGGTGACACAAGGTTAGAAATGTTTAAAAAAGGTTTAGAACATTTTGGATTAGAATATAAGATCACATATGACAAAAAGAAAGACAGATATAAGTTTGTATTGACGCCTTTTGCAAATCAAAAAGCGTCTTATTTTATTTCTGACGAAGTCAACGCCAACGCTATAAAACTCGAGGAAGATGCAAGTAATTTCGCAACTTTTATCAGAGGATATGGTAATTATTCAGGAGAAGAAACATTCGAACACGCTGGGCTCGTAATGGAAGCTAGAAGTGCATTAGCTGAAATATACGGTGATATACACGCAGAACCTTTTAAAGACGGCAAAGTTACTGACCAAGAAACTATGGATAAAGAATTACAATCAAGATTAAAAAAGTCTTTAAAACAATCTTTGTCTTTGGACTTTTTGGTGTTAAGAGAAGCTTATCCTGAAGCAGACCCACAACCTGGGGATATAGTTCAAATAAAATCTACTGTTTTAGGACTTAACGACCTAGTGCGTATAGTAGAAATTAAAACGATTAGGGATATAAACAATGTAATTGTGAAGCAAGATGTAACGCTTGGTGAGTTTAATAGAGAACAACGATATATGAAAAAAGTTAATACTGCAGCTAATTATGTTTCTGGATTGAATGACGTTAACCTTTCCAACCCTAGTAAAGCGGCAGAAAACTTAAAATCTAAAGTTGCATCGATAGCTAAATCCACACTTGATTTAATGAGTAAAACAGATTTGATTGAAGATAAGCAAAAGAAAGTGAGTTCTAAAACTGTAACCACATCTGACGGAACTATCGTTCATGATTTTGTAGATAAATCAAATATTAAAGATATAAAAACAATTGGAACAATTGGCGATTCTGTAGCTAGAGGATCACATGCGAAAACAAATTTCACCGAAATGTTAGGTAAAAAGTTAAAAGCTAAAACAACGAACCTTGCAAGGGGTGGTGCTACGATGGCTACCGTGCCAATTGGTACAGACAAAACAGAAAACAGTATATATCGTCAGGCAGAACAAATAAGAGGTGATTTAATCATAGTTCAAGGTACTGATGACGACTGGCTTCACGGTTATTGGCAAGGAGTACCGATTGGAGATAGCAAAATAGATTTAAAAACCTTTTATGGCGCTTTCTGTAGTGCTATTAACGTTATAAAAGAAAATAACCCACAAGCTAAAATATTAGTTATGACGGCTACAAGACAATGTCCTATGGATGGCACTAAAATACGCCGTAAAGACACGGATAAAAATAAATTAGGGTTAACACTTGAAGACTATGTAAATGCTCAAGTTTTGGCTTGCAGTGAATTAGACGTGCCTGTATATGATGCATATCATACAGACTATTTCAAACCTTATAATCCTGCATTTAGAAAATCCAGCATGCCTGACGGGTTACATCCGAATGAACGAGGCCATGAAGTTATTATGTATGAACTTATTAAAAATTATTATCAGTTTTATGGATAATAAAGGAGGAAAACATGAGTAATAAACTAATTACAGATTTAAGCAGAGTTTTCGATTACAGGTATGTGGATGAGAACGAATATAATTTCAAACTCATTTCAGATATGCTTACTGACTTAAATTTCTCTCTTGAATACCATAGAAACAAAGAAGTATTTGCACATGACGGAGAGCAAATTAAGTATGAACACTTACAAGTTACTAGTAGTGTCTCTGACTTTTTAACATATCTAAATGGCCGTTTTAGCAATATGATTCTAGGTCATAACGGCGACGGTATTAATGAAGTAACAGATGCACGTGTTGATAATACTGGTTATGGTCACAAAACTTTACAAGATCGTTTGTATCATGATTATTCAACACTAGATGCTTTCACTAAAAAAGTCGAGAAAGCTGTAGATGAACACTACAAAGAATATCGAGCAACTGAATATCGATTCGAACCGAAAGAGCAAGAACCAGAATTTATCACTGACTTATCGCCATACACTAACGCAGTAATGCAATCATTTTGGGTAGACCCTAAAACAAAAATTATTTATATGACACAAGCGCGTCCAGGCAATCATTACATGTTATCTAGATTGAAGCCCAACGGACAATTTATTGATAGATTGCTTGTTAAAAATGGCGGTCACGGTACACACAATGCGTATAGATACATTAATGGAGAATTATGGATTTATTCAGCTGTATTGGACAGTAACAAAAACAACAAGTTTGTACGTTTCCAATATAGAACTGGAGAGATAACGTACGGCAATGAAATGCAAGACGTCATGCCAAATATATTTAATGATAGATATACGTCAGCAATTTATAATCCAGCAGAAAACTTAATGATTTTTAGACGTGAATATAAAGCTTCTGAACAACAAGCTAAGAATTCATTGAATTTCATTGAAGTTAGAAGTGCTGACGATATCGACAAAGGTATAGACAAAATTTTGTATCAAATGGATATACCAATGGAATATTCTTCATTAACGCAACCTATGCAAGGTATTGCGTATGATGCAGGTGTCTTGTATTGGTACACGGGTGATTCGAATACGGCTAATCCTAATTACTTACAAGGATTCGACGTCAAAACAAAGGAATTATTGTTTAAACGTCGTATCGATATAGGCGGTGTGAATAATAACTTTAAAGGAGACTTCCAAGAAGCTGAGGGTCTCGACATGTATTACGATCTAGAAACAGGACGCAAAGCGCTTTTAATTGGGGTAACTATTGGACCAGGTAACAACAGACATCACTCAATTTATTCTATCGGTCAAAGAGGTGTAAACCAATTCTTAAAAAACATCGCACCTCAAGTATCAATGACTGATTCAGGTGGACGTGTTAAACCGTTACCAGTGCAAAACCCAGCATATTTAAGTGATGTTACTGAGGTTGGTAACTATTACTTATACTCTCAAGATACGCAAAATGCGCTAGACTTTCCATTACCTAAAGAATTTAGGGATGCAGGTTGGTTCTTTGATGTATTACCTGGACATTATAACGGTGCGGTAAGACAAGTACTCACTAGAAATAGCACAGGTAGAAATATGCTCAAATTTGAGCGTGTTATCGACATCTTTAACAAGAAAAACAACGGCTCATGGAACTTTAACCCGCAGAGTGCTGGATATTGGGAACATATTCCGAAAAGTATTACTAAGCTATCTGATTTAAAAATCGTTGGCCTAGACTTCTATATCACTACTGAAGAATCAAAACGATTTACTGATTTTCCTAAAGACTTTAAAGGTATTGCAGGTTGGGTGTTAGAGGTGAAATCAAATACACCAGGCAACACAACACAAGTATTAAGACGTAATAACTTTGCATCTGCACATCAATTTTTAGTTAGAAACTTTGGAACTGGTGGCAATAGCGGTTGGAGCATTATAAAAGGCGAGGAGGTTAAGTAATGGTAGTAGATAATTTTTCGAAAGACGATAACTTAATCGAGTTACAAACAACATCACAATATAATCCAATTATTGACACAAACATCAGTTTCTATGAATCAGATAGAGGGACTGGTGTTTTAAATTTTGCAGTAACTAAGAATAACAGACCGTTATCTATAAGTTCTGAACATGTCAAAACATCTATCGTGTTAAAAACCGATGATTATAACGTAGATAGAGGCGCTTATATTTCAGACGAATTAACGATAGTAGATGCAATTGATGGGCGTTTGCAGTATGTGATACCGAATGAATTTTTAAAACATTCGGGTAAGGTGCATGCTCAAGCATTCTTTACACAAAATGGGAGTAATAATGTTGTTGTTGAACGTCAATTTAGCTTCAATATCGAAAATGATTTAGTTAGTGGGTTTGATGGTATAACAAAGCTTGTTTATATCAAATCTATTCAAGATACTATCGAAGCTGTCGGTAAAGACTTTAACCAATTAAAGCAAAATATGGCTGATACACAAACGTTAATAGCAAAAGTGAATGATAGTGCGACAAAAGGCATTCAACAAATCGAAATCAAGCAAAACGAAGCTATACAAGCTATTACTGCGACGCAAACTAGTGCAACACAAGCTGTTACAGCTGAATTCAGTAAAATAGTTGAAAAGGAGCAAGCGATATTTGCGCGTGTCAATGAAGTTGAGAAACAAATCAATGGTGCTGACCTTGTCAAAGGTAACACAACGACAAATTGGCAAAAATCAAAAATTACTGATGATTATGGTAAAGCAATTGAATCGTCTGAACAGTCCATAGATAGCGTTTTAAGCGCAATTAATACATCTAGGATTATTCATATCACTAGCGCGACAGATGCGCCCTCGTTTAAAGATATAGGCACTTTAGAGACGCCTAAAGAAGATGGCGTTGATGATGGTTCTGAAGTTTCAGCAACTACGAATACTTTAGGGAAATCAGGCTTGTTAGTTGTCTATGTTGTTGATGATAGTACGGCACGTGCAACATGGTATCCAGACGATTCAAATGATGAGTACACAACATATAAAATCGGTGGCACATGGTATCAGTTCTATAAAAAAGTTGACGAAGAATTAACGAAGAAATTTGTTAAAGAAACATCTAACAATGCTTTAAATCAAGCTAAGCAGTATGTAGATGATAAATTCGGAACAACGAGTTGGCAACAACATAAGATGACAGAGGCGAACGGTCAATCAATACAAGTTAACTTAAACAATGCGCAAGGCGATTTAGGCTATTTAACTGCTGGTAATTACTATGCAACAAGAGTGCCGGATTTACCAGGTAGTGTTGAAAGTTATGAGGGTTATTTATCTGTATTCGTTAAAGATGAAACAAACAAATTTTTCAACTTTACGCCTGCAAACTCAAAAAAAGTTTATACACGATCAATCATAAATGGTCGATTAGACTCACAATGGACTGTACCAAATGAGTATAAAAAAGCGGTTTTATTTGATGGCGCGGCTAACGGAGTTGGTACAACACTTAACTTAACTGAATCATATCAAAACTATTCTCTTTTAGTAATATCAGGTACTTATCCTGGAGGCACTTTTGCAGAAGTCAGTTTAACATCTATGCCAAATTCCATAGTAATATCTAAAACAAATCTAGTTGATAGTGATGGCAACGGTGGTGGCTTATATGAATGTTCTGTTTCTAAAACTAGCAATACTACATTCAGAATCGACGTTGATATCCTATATGACATCGGTAAAAGTGCGGGTTCTGGTGCAAATGCAAACAAAATTACTATTAAACGTATTGAGGGGTGGAAGTAATGAAAATCACAGTAAACGATAAAAACGAAGTTATCGGATACGTTAATACTGGCGGTTTACGCAATAGTTTAGATGTAGATGATAACAATGTGCCTATCAAATTCAAAGAAGAGTTCGAACCTAGAAAGTTTGTATTCACAAACGGAGAAATTAAATACAACAATAATTTCGAAAAAGAAGATGATTTGAACACACCAGGACAACAAACTGCATCGGATTTGAGTGACGAGGAACTTCGCAGCATGGTTGCGAGTATGCAAATGCAGATGACGCAAGTGAACATGTTGACAATGAAATTGACGCAACAAAACGCTATGTTAACACAACAGTTGACCGAACTGACAACTAACAAAACAAATACTGAGGGGGACGTTTAAATGATGAAGATGATTTATCCAACTTTTAAAGACATTAAAACTTTTTATGTTTGGGGTTGCTATAAAAATGAGCAAATTAAGTGGTACGTAGACATGGGTGTAATTGACAAAGAAGAATACGCTTTAATCACTGGAGAAAAATATCCAGAAACAAAAGATGAAAAGTCACAGGTATAATGCTTGTGGCTTTTTAATTTAACACAAAGTAGGTGGCGTAATGTTTGGCTTTACCAAACGGCACGAACATGAATGGCGAATTAGAAGATTAGAAGAGAATGATGAAACAATGCTTAGCACTCTCAATGAGATTAAATTAGGTCAAAAAACTCAAGAGCAAGTTAACATTAAATTAGATAAAACTTTAGATGCTATCCAGAGGGAAAGACAGATAGACGAAAAAAATAAGAAAGAAAACGACAAAAATATACGTGATATGAAAATGTGGATTCTCGGTTTGGTAGGGACTATCTTTAGTACGATTGTCATAGCCTTAATAAGAACCATTTTCGGTATTTAAAGGAGGTGATCACCATGCTTAAAGGATTCTTCGGATATAGTTTCTGGGCATGCTTCTGGTTTGGTAAATGTAAGTAATGTATAGGAGTCAGTGCTAAGGCACTGGCTTTTTATTTTGATTGAAATGAGGTGCATACATGGGATTACCTAATCCAAAGACTCGAAAACCTACAGCTAGTGAAGTGGTAGACTGGGCACTGTATATGGTTAAAAACAGAAGAGTTATAGATGTTGACAGAGCATATGGCGGGCAATGTTGGGATGTTCCTAACTACATTTTAGAACGATATTGGGGGTTCAGAACTTGGGGCAACGCAAATGCTATGGCTCAAAAATCCAATTATCGCGGTAGAGATTTTAAAATTTATAGAAACACAGCTAGTTTTGTGCCTAAGCCGGGAGATTGGGCAGTTTGGGCTAATAGAAACCCGGGTCATGTAGCGATAGTTGTTGGTCCAGCTGATAAAAATGCGTTTGTTTCAGTAGACCAGAATTGGTATACAGCTATTTGGTCTGGCAGCCCACCCTATAAAATCAAACATACTTATCACGATGGGCCTGGAGGAGTAACACATTTTGTTAGACCACCATATCATCCAGAGAAATCTACACCGGTACCTAAACCGAAAGATGATAGTGATGATAAGGAAAAGAATAATAAAAAAGTTCCGATTTGGAAAGACGTAAAAACTATAAAGTACACTATTTCTAGCCAAGAGGTCAATTATCCGGAATATATTTATCACTTTATAGTAGAGGGTAATCGACGACTCGAAAAACCTAAAGGAATAATGATTAGAAATGCTCAAACAATGAGCTCGGTAGAAAGTTTATATAACAGTAGGAAGAAATACAAACAAGATGTGGAATATCCCCACTTTTATGTTGATAGACATAATATTTGGGCTCCTAGAAGAGCCGTATTTGAGTTTCCTAATGAACCTGATTATATAATTATAGACGTATGTGAAGATTATAGCGCGAGTAAAAACGAATTTATTTTTAATGAGATTCACGCAATGGTTGTAGCTGTAGATATGATGGTCAAATATGAGATACCTCTAAGTATTGAAAATTTAAAAGTAGACGACAGCATTTGGCGTTCGATGTTGGAACATGTTAATTGGAATATGATTGACAACGGTGTTCCCCCTAAAGATAAATACGAAGCATTAGAAAAGGCATTACTTAATATATTTAAAAACAGAGAAAAATTATTGAGTTCCATAACTAAACCAACAGTAACAAAATCTAGAATAAAAGTTATGGTTGATAATAAAAACGCTGATATAGCTAATGTAAGAGACTCATCACCAACAGCCAATAATGGCTCGGCATCTAAACAACCGCAGATCATAACAGAAACGAGCCCTTATACATTCAAACAAGCACTGGATAAACAAATGGCAAGAGGTAACCCGAAAAAATCTAATGCTTGGGGCTGGGCTAACGCTACACGAGCTCAAACGGGCTCGGCAATGAATGTTAAACGAATATGGGAAAGTAACACGCAGTGCTACCAAATGCTTAATTTAGGCAAGTATCAAGGCGTTTCAGTTAGTTCGCTTAATAAGATACTTAAAGGTAAGGGGACATTGAATAATCAAGGTAAAGCGTTCGCAGAAGCTTGTAAAAAGCACAACATTAATGAAATTTATTTAATCGCGCATGCTTTCTTAGAAAGTGGATATGGAACAAGTAACTTCGCTAACGGAAAAGATGGAGTATACAACTACTTCGGCATTGGCGCTTACGACAACAATCCTAACTACGCAATGACGTTTGCTAGGAATAAAGGTTGGACATCTCCAGCAAAAGCAATCATGGGCGGTGCTAGCTTCGTAAGAAAGGATTACATCAACAAAGGGCAAAACACATTGTACCGAATTAGATGGAATCCTAAAAATCCAGCTACACATCAATATGCTACTGCTATAGAGTGGTGCCAACATCAAGCAAGTACAATCGCTAAGCTATATAAAAAAATCGGCTTAAAAGGTATCTACTTTATAAGAGATAAATATAAATAAAGAGGTGTATAAATGTACAAAATAAAAGATGTTGAAACGAGAATAAAAAATGATGGTGTTGACTTAGGTGACATTGGCTGTCGATTTTACACTGAAGATGAAAATACAGCATCTATAAGAATAGGTATCAATGACAAACAAGGTCGTATCGATCTAAAAGCACACGGCTTAACACCTAGATTACATTTGTTTATGGAAGATGGCTCTATATTCAAAAATGAGCCCCTTATTATCGATGATGTTGTAAAAGGATTCATTACCTACAAGATACCTAAAAAGGTTATCAAACACGCTGGTTATGTTCGCTGTAAGCTGTTTTTAGAGAAAGAAGAAGAAAAAATACATGTCGCGAACTTTTCTTTCAATATCGTTGATAGTGGTATTGAATCTGCTGTAGCAAAAGAAATCGATGTTAAATTGGTAGATGATGCTATTACGAGAATCTTAAAAGATAACGCGACAGATTTATTGAACAAAGACTTTAAAGAGAAAATAGATAAAGATGTCATTTCTTACATCGAAAAGAATGAAAGTAGATTTAAAGGTGCGAAAGGTGATAAAGGCGAACCGGGACAACCTGGTGCAAAAGGTGAAGCAGGTAAAAAAGGAGAACAAGGCGCACCCGGTAAAAACGGTACTGTAGTATCAATCAATCCTGACACTAAAATGTGGCAAATTGACGGTAAAGATACAGATATCAAAGCAGAACCTGAGTTATTGGATAAAATCAATATCGCAAATGTTGAAGGGTTAGAAGATAAATTGCAAGAAGTTAAAAAAATCCAAGATACAACTCTCAACGACTCTAAAACGTATACGGATTCAAAAATTGCTGAACTAGTTGATAGCGCGCCTGAATCTATGAACACATTAAGAGAATTAGCAGAAGCAATACAAAACAACTCTATTTCAGAAAGTGTATTGCAACAGATTGGCTCAAAAGTTAGTGCAGAAGATTTTGAGGAATTCAAACAAACACTAAATGATTTATACGCTCCAAAAAATCATAATCATGACGAGCGGTATGTTTTGTCATCTCAAGCTTTTACTAAACAACAAGCGGATAATTTATATCAACTAAAAAGCGCATCTCAACCGACGGTTAAAATTTGGACAGGAACAGAAAATGAATATAACTATATATATCAAAAAGACCCTAATACACTTTACTTAATTAAGGGGTGATTTTTATGGAAGGTAATTTTAAAAATGTAAAGAAACTTATTTACGAAGGCGAAGAATATACAAAAGTATATGCTGGAAATATCCAAGTATGGAAAAAGCCTTCATATTTTGTAATAAAACCCTTACCTAAAAATAAATATCCGGATAGCATAGAAGAATCAACAGCAAAATGGACAATAAATGGAGTTGAACCTAATAAAAGTTATCAGGTGACAATAGAAAATGTACGTAGCGGTATAATGAGGATTTCGCAAACTAATTTAGGTTCAAGTGAATTAGGAATATCAGGAGTCAATAGCGGAGTTGCAAGTAAAAATATCAACTTTAGTAATCCTTCAGGGACGTTGTATGTCACTATAAGTGATGTTTATTCAGGATCTCCGACATTGACCATTGAATAATTTTAAACGACTAATTTTTAGTCGTTTTTTTTATTTTGGATAAAAGGAGCAAACAAATGGATATTAACTGGAAATTGAGATTCAAAAACAAAGCAGTACTAACTAGTTTAGTTGGAGCATTGTTGCTATTTATCAAGCAAGTCACGGATTTATTCGGATTAGATTTATCTACTCAATTAAATCAAGCTAGCGCAATTATAGGCGCTATCCTCACGTTACTTACAGGTATTGGCGTTATTACTGACCCAACGTCAAAAGGCGTCTCAGATTCATCTATAGCACAGACATATCAAGCGCCTAGAGATAGCGATAAAGAAGAACAACAAGTTACGTGGAAATCATCACAAGACAGCAGTTTAACGCCGGAATTAAGCACGAAAGCACCAAAAGAATATGATACATCACAACCTTTCACAGACGCCTCTAACGATGTTGGCTTTGATGTGAATGAGTATCATCATGGAGGTGGCGACAATGCAAGCAAAACTAACTAAAAAAGAGTTTATAGAGTGGTTGAAAACATCTGAGGGAAAACAATATAATGCGGACGGATGGTATGGATTTCAATGCTTTGACTATGCCAATGCAGGTTGGCAAGTCTTATTTGGCTACAACTTAAAAGGTGTAGGTGCCAAAGACATCCCAAGTGCTAATGATTTTAACGGACTAGCTACTGTATACCAAAATACACCAGACTTCTTAGCGCAACCTGGCGACATGGTTGTATTCGGTAGTAATTATGGTGCAGGATACGGTCATGTTGCATGGGTAATTGAAGCAACTTTAGATTATATCATTGTATATGAGCAGAATTGGCTCGGCGGTGGCTGGACAGACGGTGTACAACAACCTGGCTCTGGTTGGGAAAAAGTTACAAGACGCCAACACGCTTACGACTTCCCTATGTGGTTTATCCGTCCTAACTTCAAAAGCGAAACAGCTCCACGATCAGTACAATCTCCTACGCAAGCATCTAAAAAGGAAACGGCTAAGCCACAACCTAAAGCGGTAGAACTTAAAATCATCAAAGATGTGGTTAAAGGTTATGACCTACCTAAGCGTGGTAGTAACCCTAAGTTTATAGTTATTCACAACGACGCAGGAAGCAAAGGAGCAACAGCAGAAGCATATCGTAATGGATTAGTTAACGCGCCATTATCGAGACTAGAGGCAGGTATTGCGCATAGTTACGTATCAGGTAACACAGTTTGGCAAGCCTTAGATGAATCTCAAGTAGGTTGGCATACAGCGAATCAAATAGGTAATAAATATGGTTACGGTATTGAAGTGTGTCAATCAATGGGAGCAGATAATGCGACGTTTTTAAAAAATGAACAGGCGACTTTCCAAGAATGTGCTAGATTGTTGAAAAAATGGGGATTACCAGCAAACCGTAACACAATCCGATTACACAACGAATTCACTTCAACATCATGCCCACACAGAAGCTCAGTATTGCACACTGGTTTTGATCCAGTAACTCGCGGTCTATTGCCAGAAGACAAGCGGTTGCAACTTAAAGACTACTTTATCAAGCAGATTAGGGCGTACATGGATGGTAAAATACCGGTTGCCACTGTCTCTAATGAGTCAAGCGCTTCAAGTAATACAGTTAAACCAGTTGCAAGTGCATGGAAACGTAATAAATATGGTACTTACTACATGGAAGAAAGTGCTAGATTCACAAACGGCAATCAACCAATCACAGTAAGAAAAGTGGGGCCATTCTTATCTTGTCCAGTGGGTTATCAGTTCCAACCTGGTGGATATTGTGATTATACAGAAGTGATGTTACAAGATGGTCATGTTTGGGTAGGATATACATGGGAGGGGCAACGTTATTACTTGCCTATTAGAACATGGAATGGTTCTGCCCCACCTAATCAGATATTAGGTGACTTATGGGGAGAAATCAGTTAGAATGACATAGTCATGTCTATTTGAGCAGGTGCGTTACATACCTGCTTTCTATTTACATTTAAAGATAAAATGTGCTATTATTTTACTAGAACTTTTTAACATTTCTCTCAAGATTTAAATGTAGATAACAGGCAGGTACTACGGTACTTGCCTATTTTTTATGCAAATTTAAAAAAACACTTGCTTAATAAACAATTGTTTAGTATAATTATATTTGTAGGTTAGTTGATGACTTACAAATTATGTGTAAGGAGGTGAAAAGCCTCATGCTAGACATAATAAAAACACTTCTAGAACATCAAGTATTGGCAGTACTGATAATTCCAGAAGTGTTAAAACAACTTAGAGAATGACATCTCGGCTACCTAGACCGAAAGCCAAACAACAAAGATTAACATTATGCTTGGAGCCTGATGGCTCCTCCTTACACTTATATAATATAATATTATTTGGAGGTTTTCAATTATGACAGAACAAATGTATTTAATATTGTTTTTATTAAGCCTACCATTGTTATTATTTATCGGGAGAAAAACACATTTTTATTGTTTAGATAAAAAGAATGGACGTAGATAATATGAGTGATTATAAATTAAAAATAATTGAATTGATCAAAAGTGATATAACAGGTTACCAAATTCACAAACAAACTGGCGTAGCGCAATATGTAATTTCACAATTAAGGCAAGGAAAGCGCGAAGTAGATAACTTAACTTTAAATACAACTGAAAAACTATACAGTTACGCACGACAAGTGTTATAA